AACTATTTGTATCCAGATTCCAACTATTTAGGCTTGTATTTACTATACGAATACACCCGGGGGAGGGGGTCTTAGGCTTTTTTTTAATTTCAATTGCAATTTATGTACTGCCTTTGAAAAAAATACTTGACTCATAGGCTTATATATGCTTTATGCCGTACTATTATGAGTTCCCCTGACCCCAATCTTGTTAAACAAGAACTATTTGCAGACATTAGTTCCGCAGTTCGGGAGTACGCTAATGATTACGAAATTAAAAAGCTTAAATGCCTAGAGCGGTACGATCCTGAAAAGGTAGCTACTATATTATTTCTTTCCTCACAGGGTAAAAGCATTAACAATATAGTAACTAAGTACGGTTTTAAACATGAAACAGTGCAACGTGTTCTGGTGTCGTACGCAGACCACATGGGTAAGTGGCGTGATCTTGGCGGTCAACTTGCGGCTTATTCTTACTTAAATATAAACTCCCTAGAGGAGGAAATGGTAAACGATGTAAGATCTCGTATGCAATCTGGTGAGCTTAAACCTACTTTTAAGGATATAAAAGATATTAGTATAGCGAAGTCTAACTCTTCTAGGGAGGCGATGTTAGCAAGGGGGGAGGCTACTAGTATATCTAGGGAAGAAAAGGTTTACACTGACGAGGATTACAAAAGCTTAATGGAGAAGGCTAAGAGCAAGATAAAACAAGCGGAGGTTATAGATGTTGATAATACATAGTTTTGGGAACTTTGAGGAAGAAGAAGATGAACCACTGGACAAGGACAGAGTAATTGAGCACTTGTTTAGGATTATAAAGGACATGGACCCAAGTAGTTCTAGGGAGGAAATAGTAATGCTTATAGCTGCTAATATGCAGATTGAGGATCTAAAGGAGGAACAAGATGACTTTAATGTAGATAGGAACTAAAAAAATGAGCGGTAAGGGGGACAGGGATAGAACCACAAACAGAATTTCTTACGAGGAATCGTACAACAGAATATTTAGAGGGGGAAACATAGATTCGATTCAGGAGGGTACTTCTGAAGACGTGGGTGCAACTCCCACTTCCTCCAATGGTACTGTAGCTCAGAAGGCAGAGCATCTGATTTGTAATCAGACGGTCGCAGGTTCGATTCCTGTCAGTACCTCCACCATTGACAGTGCTCCTTTCAGGGCTCCACCGATTCGTCACGGTATACGTAAAATTATAGAGTAATTGTAGTAATGAATATCACAAAAGGAGATAAAGTCGTACTGAAGACAACGGGAATAGGTTTTGATGGAAAGCCAGAAAGGGCTAGGATAAACTACCCTT